GAAGGGCTTTAGGGACGGGCATAGCTCAGCCCATAGAGCAAGGGCTTGATGCATTGGCCCAGAAAAAGATGGCTCAACTACAGCAACAAGGATCATTAGATGCCCTTAAACAGGCATTTAGACCTGAGGGACAAGGATTAGCTCAATTGGCATCACTTTTACCCCCAGAAAAAAGGGGTGATTTTCTTAAAGAATTTAATATCGAAGAACTTTTGGCTTCACCTCAAATGCAAGATGCCCAGCAACAACCTTCTGGAGCATTACAATCATTGGCGCAAGGACAACCTGAAATGGAAGCAGAAGAAAAGAGAGAGCCAGTTCAGGTGAAAAGACGTGAAAAAAGGGTTGAAGAAAGTCCTGCCAAGATGAAATTTTATGAGGACTTGCGCCATCAAGTTGGAACGCTTGATGATACTATTGACACTATTGATCGAATGCTAAAGGAATTGGAAGGTGGAGATGTTAAATCTGGTATTGCTGCGGCTAAATTGGGTGGTGTTGCGCCAAGTTGGCTTGGAGAATCATCAGAAAGTTTTCATAAAGATGCTGCCCACTTAGTTAACCTAGAAACCCAGCAACTTAAAGGAATACCATCAAGATTAAGAATTTCATATATTGCCCGCGAAAAGCCTGGATTAGAACATAGTTTGGCTGTAAATAAGAAGATTCTTCAACAAAAAAGAAAAGAGGCACTCGTCAAGAAGAATCAAATTTTTAAGTCATATCCTCGCATGGAAGAGTTTGGCATGAGTGAACAAGGGGAAGGTGAAGATCTACTTGCCTCGATTCCTCAAGAGATACTTCAATCAGGTAAGCCATTTCGTAATAAGAAAACGGGAAAAACGTATCAGTATGTTAATGGTAAATTAGAGCTGTATGGAGGCTAAAATGAATGAATGGGAAATAATAGAATCTCCATCAGATCAACAACAACCTCAAGAACAACAAATGCAACCAGCGGGAACCCTCCAGGGGCTGGCACAATCAGCTCTTGCGGGAACATTAGGATTTCCTGGAAACATACTTGATATCAGCTCACGTGTAGGAAAAGCGATTGGACTACCAGAGGAAAAAGGAAAATATAAATTACCTACTTCTCCAGAAGTACTTCAAAAGATAGAAAGCATTACAGGAAGGCATTACGAGCCTGAAAATATTGTAACCAAAACGCTGGAGCGAACAGCTTCTAATATTCTACCCGCTTTGGCACTAGGCCCAGGATCTCCATTGGCTCGCGTTGCTCTAGACTTATCTATGAGCTTGGGATCAGAAATTGGTCATAAGTTGGGCCTCCCAGGAGCAGACTTACTAGGGGCTGTGGCAGGCGCAAAGCTATTCCACTCGCTCCCCGCGTTTAAGGGGGCCGAGACCTTAATACCACGAGCACAAGCACTACAGAAAGAGGCATTTACTACCGAAAAAGCCTTGGGATCAAAACTTCCTATCAAGAAATATAAATATAAATCACAGATGGAAGATCTTTTAAATAAAACAAAAAAGATGTCCTTTAAAGACTCAGCACAAAAAGATTGGCTTAAAGATACCCTGCAGAATTTTGTTAATGATGCGGATGAGTTGCCTATGTATGCCTCAAAGCTTACTGAGCGCCAACAGGAAATAAATGGCCTATGGGGGAATGTTCTTGGAGATAGAAATAAAAATGCAAAAAGAATATTGGGCAGCGCACACGACATTATTATGAAGACAATAGATACCGTGGGTAAGCAACAACCAGAATGGCATCAATCGTGGAGGCAGGGACAAGAGCTTACAAAAGCGCTCGGAACGGCTAACTACTTCCAAGACTTGCTTAAAGACGTTCCTTATTTGGGAAAGAAAATAACATCAGGCCTTATTTATACACTTTTTGGTGGCGGAGCTGGGGCAGCGGCACTAAAAGGATTGCCTGTAGCGGGATTGGGACTAGCTGGAGTTGCAGTAGCTCCTCAAGCAGCAAAGACCTATGGTTTCCTTACGAGTGGTGAAACACCACGAAGGCTTTATTGGGAGGCAACTAAACAGCTGGCGGAAAGAAATTTCCCTGCAGCAGCCAAGACTATTTTAAAGCTCGATAAAGAAGCTAAGAAGTATGAGAAAGATATGGCTAATGATGAATGGGAGTTGATTTAGCGTTCCCGCCACCACTCTTCATCGTGCGAGTTTTTCACGATATCTATAAGAACACCCAGCGTAAAAAAGAAGGTGAAATAGGAAAAAATACTTAGGATATGCATGCTTATTCCTTTGATGTTAAATGTGTTTCCAGGTTTTTCTAGCTTTAATTTTATTAAGATGGCGATGACTTATTTTAAACATTTTAGCGAGTTTAGAACTACGATGTCCTTCTTTGGCCAGTTCTCTAATTCTTAAAACTTCCTCACCTTTTAATTTTGCCGTCCCATTTTTTTCTCCGCGTGAAGGAGTATGCCTATGTCGCCCCTTTCTTTTAGAATCGGCCTGATTGTCTTTATTATTTCCTAAAAATAAATGGCGAGGGTTTGAGCAAATGGGATTATCACAATGGTGGCATACAAATAGGCCATCTGGTATTTCTCCTCTATGAATAATCCAAGAAGCTCTATGGGCACGAAAGCCCTTATTTTTATAGCTTCCCATTCCGTAGCCAAAGCTATTTGTATGACCCTTCCATGACCAGCATCTATGATCGCCGTTCTTAATAACGTACATTTCATACTTTTCAGAAAGGCTTTTAATTTTATGTGCTCTATAACATCTCTGAGAGCAATATTTTCTACCCCTATATTCAGTATGGGAGAATTCTTTATTGCAATACAGGCATATCATCTTTAGTGGCATTATAAGTATCCTTTTTTAATCTATCGTGGATGGCGCGCGCCATCCAGCGATTAATACTAATGCCGAAATGAGCTGCTATTTTTTTTATTTCTCTATGAAGCTCTGGCGCAACATCAAAGGCCATCTGTTTTCGCTTGGTTTCTTCTTTCATTATTCACCTCGCTAAGATGTTAACAAAATAGCGAATCATCTGTCAAGTTATAGACTCATTTTGTATTTTGGCCATACGATGAGGCTGTATGATATTTTACATCCATTAAATTAAAGGGAGAGATATGGCAACAAAGAAGATTAGGCAAAATGTTCTATATGGATATCCAAATCCACAAGCAAAGCAATCACAGCCTCCAATTATTATGCAGCGTGCTCCGCTCACAAATGATGAGGCTGATTTGGGCGCAATTTGGGTCGATACTAGCGCCCAGAACTACTATGTTTTATGTGATGACACCGCAGGAACGTATACTTGGGCTCAAATTACAGGCGGTGCTACTACCCTCACATCGCTTACCGTTAATCCTGGAAACGCTACAATTACTGCAGGAGATTTAATTGTTTCTGCGGGCGATATTACCGCAACTTCAGGAACCACATCGCTCGGTGTGCTAACTGTAGGTGGTGCTACCACTCTTAACTCAACACTGGCAGTAACAGGTGCGGCAACCTTTAATGGGTTAGTAACCACCAATGGCGATCTTGTGGTGAATGGGGACTTTGATATTAGTTCATCAGATGCTTTAAGTTTTTCTACTACCTCAAACACAGCGCCTGCCATCTCGTTTACGAGTAACGGTGGAACGACAGAAACTATAACACTGACCAATACCCAGGGCACAAATGCCGCAGCCATCGCACTTACTTCATCTGCTGGTGGCGTAACACTAACATCTAATCTAGCTACTGCTGATGGTATAAATTTGAATGCGATCGGTGGGGGTGTAGATATAGATGCGGCGCTTGCTATAGCGGTTGACTCGGCGGCTGCGATCAGCTTAGATGCAGCAGCAGCAAGTAACTTCTCAGTAAGTGGTGCTGGTATCGACCTCACCTTGGCTTCAGCAGCAGGTCGTGTTGTAGTAAATGGCGAAGAAGCGGCCGACGATGCTGTCAGGCTCCTCAGTGCGGCTGGTGGCTTGGACGCAGATTTTGCGTTATCTGCCGTTATAACCTCTTCTGAAGCAACAGCAGACGCCGTGGTCATCGAAGCGTCTAATGGTGCTGGTGGCTTACAATTGAAGGCGGGAAGCGCAGGTATCCTTGTTGGTAATGAAGCTGATACAGCGATAATTGATATCGGTGATGTTGTGCCTACATCAGCACGTACTATCACAGTGGGTGGTGGAGCGGTTGCTACAGCCATTGCTGATACTATAGACATAGCCCCTGATGGCGCTACAACTGATGCTGGTGCAAGCAAAGTACTTAACTTGAACACGGGTGCTCTTGATACCGCAACTCTCACCACCAATATCGCTTCAGGTAATGTTGCATCAGGTACTCATGCAGTAAATGTATCAAGTGGAACAGGAACCAAGACTATTAATGTGGGTAACGCTGATGGCTTAACGACCATTAATATAGACGCTATCACCCTCATCAATGACTCAATAAACGTAAATACTTCTATCAACACGGGTACTTCAACAGGTGTAGTCGCTATAGGTAATAGTGCTGCGGGTGCGGTTTCCGTGGACTCAGCAGCAGGTATATCGCTTGATGCGGCTACGGCTAGTAATTTTACCGTTACAGGTGCTTCTGCCGACCTGACCTTGTCATCAAGCGGTGGTTCGGTGAATATCACAGCAACAGAAGCAGCCGCAGACAGTATTGTCTTCAATGCAAGTAATGCGGCTGGTGGCATAGACCTCTTAACTGGCGGAGGCGCTATAGATCTTAGTTCGGCTGGCTTTGTAACTGCAGTTGATGGTACTGATACCCAAGCAAGTCCGACAGCTACCGCTACGGTAAGCACCAATATTGGTACAGCAACATTCACAGGCTTTACTACGGCCGCAGGTGTAGCGCAAGAGTTTATAATTACCAATACTCTGGCAACTACAACATCTGCATTACTAGTAACGGCGGCCAACGAAGGTGCAAACGATGCCCAGATGACGGTTACCCGTGTTGAACGTGCGGCTGGCTCATTTACCGTGACATTAACCAATAATGGTGCGGCAGCCTTAAACGGAAATGTAAGTATCTGCTTCTGGATATATAATGCGTAAGTAACAATATTGATAAAACTAGGGAGATCCTCATGAAGATAAAGATGTTATTAGCTCTGCAGCTTTCTTTGTGGGGATCTCTCCTCGCTAACCCTCCTATTACTAACAAAGTGGTGCTCTATCTACAGGAGTTACAGGAGCTTTTTAGCATCGTGGTAAGTACCATCCCCAAATCTCCTCCTCATGTGGTAGCAGTAGAACAAATAAAGCGTCTTCTTACTGAAGCTATTCACAAGGATAACATCACTGAGAATGCCAACTTATACGCTTTAGCAGCATTGGTGTTTGATGATCCTGTCTACCGAGGACGAGCTATCTCTCTTGAAAAAAGAGATCATAGGAACCGCCTTAATACGGTGGAGCTTATACGACGACGTGGTAAGATACGGGACAACGGAGAGCGGGAGATAGATATACTGCAGGATAGGATAGAGGCGGAGGAAATGTTTTCCATTAACCCTCAATTGACTGATGAAGAGCGTTCCCACCATATGCTCGTTCTAAAAAACCTCAAAAAGACTTTGCGTTTTATGGAAGGACAGTTGATAGTAAATGGAGCATTAAAAGAAGCGTTGGAAAAACATCAAAACACTAAATAAAAGGAACCTGATGGAAATTAAAAACTATATCGTTTTTGAAGTGAAAAAAGATGACGCTGTCTTTAGCTTTCATATGCCTATGGGAAGCACTTGGGGTAAAGCCCTTGATGCCAACTTTGAAGTGATGGATCACATACAAAAATTTATCGACGATGCTATTCAAAAATCAAAACCCCAGAAAGAGAAATGCGCTGATAAATGTGCAGAAACGGGAGCTGAACCAGTACGGCTGAACATTTCAAATCCTAAAGGAGTTGAGGATGGCGTCAAATAGTGTAAAAGCCCTTGAATTAAGCACGTTTGATGCAGCAGCACTCACGAGTTCATATCAATCAATGAACGCACCTGGGCTAGCCGAAGCGTGCTTTATGATACGTATTGTAAATAATAGTAATGTAGCAATAACCGTCAGCTATGATGGGATAACTGATAATGAATATGTTGCCCCTACGAGTCCAGCAAAACTAGGATTCCAGCAAAATGCGCAGCCTGCTGCGTACGTTGCTCTTCTTCCCAAGTTTACCCAAGTATACGTTAAGGGGACGGCAGGCACGGGAACTATTGCGTTATCAGGGTACTATGTCTAGGGAGAGTAATGGCAGTAATAAGTTCGCTTCGTGCGACGTTTGAAGATTTACGTTCATTGGCCTTTGGGGGTATTTCGGGAACCTATGCGGCGGTGGGAACGCCGTTCGATAATCCTGTCCGCATGCTCGATATCACCAATCTTACTGATGCAAATCTCTTGGTGTCATTTGATGGCGTCTCGGACAAAATAGTTTTGGGGGCACAAAGTGGGAAGATATTTGACTTCTCCTCTAATAAATCAAACCAGGCAGGATTAATGGAACTCCCACCTAAGCGTGTATATGTAAAGCAAGAAAGCGGCGCTGCTAGTAGTGGAACATTCTATGTGTCCGCTGTCTATGCATCTGACGTATAGGAGTTACTCATGTCTCAAATAACCTTCTTTGGCGGTGGTGGCGGTGGAACGGTAACGAGTGTTAGTGGTGGTTCAAATATAAATATAACAGGGACTTCTACCGATCCCGTTGTTAATCTCGATAATACGGTATCTATTTCTGGATCCCTAACGGCGGGAACTGGTCTTACGGCTACCACGGGTGGCGTAACTGCCACGGGCAACTCTACCCTTAATGGTGGTGTGGTTAATATAGGCACTGATAATGCCGCTAATGCTATAAACATTGGTACTGGTTCAATCGCACGAGTTATCACTATAGGATTTTCTGCCGCAGCACACCAAGTGAAAATCGGTGTGGCCAATGGTGCAGCTTCTACTAATATCCAATCAGGAACTGGAGGTGCGATCCTTAACTCTATAGGGGGAACCGCAGCTGTTTCTGGCTCTACAGGAGCATCTCTTAGTTCAGCAGGAGGCGCTGTAACCATTAATGGCAACACGGGCATCCTTGCTGTTGGTATTGCAGGTAATGTTCCTGCTAATAAAAATATGGTTACGATCGATACCACTACGGGAGAGCTTGGATCTGAAGCAGTTCCGTCAGGGGGAAGTGGCTTTACGTCTGTTGTTATTCAAACTTTTACCTCTAATGACACCTACACCCCAACATCTGGTATGGACTATTGCATAGTAGAGTTAGTTGGGGGCGGTGGAGGCGGTGGTGGAAGTTCGACTACTGCTGCTAGTGAAGTTTCTATGGGTGGAGGAGGTGGAGGCGGTGGCTACTCTCGTGAAGTGGTGAGTGCTGCCACTATAGGAGCCTCTCAGGCTGTTACTGTTGGTGCGGGAGGTACGGCTGGCACTACAGGAGGTGGTACTGGTGGCACAGGGGGAACCTCTTCTCTTGGCGCACTTTTATCAGCAACAGGAGGTGTCGGTGGCGCTGGATCAGGTACTGGCGGAGGTATTTTTGCCACAGGTGGCGGAGCTGGTGGCACTGGCTCAGGAGGAGATATTAACGCAAATGGAAGCCCTGGCGCTCCAGCCTTCGCATCTGGAACTGGCCTAGGAGGATATTCTGGTACTGGCGGCTCCTCATATTTTGGAGGAGGTGGAGCGGCGACTGGAAATTTTATAGGGAATTCTCAGGCTGGTACGGCAGGTTCAGCATATGGAGGAGGCGGAAGTGGGGCCTTTTCTCTTAATGGAGGAACCCAGCAGACTGGTGGAGCTGGTACTGTGGGACTTGTTATAGTTACAGAATTTATTTCCTAAGGAGAGATAATGAGCAATAGATTAGGTGGAAAACAAGGAACCGCATACCGTGGAACGAATGCTATTCAGCCACCAAACTGGCGTTTTGAAAAGCGTGATCCTACCCCATTTGATATTTATGACGTTGTTGAGGGAGACCTTTGGCTGAATCAAGTCAGTGAAGAAGCCTTTCTGCTACTGTCGCTCAAGAATGACGGCGTAAGCGGCATCAAGGGAGCTATGGCAACGTGGGTGATGCTGACAGGGTCTGCGGGAGCGCTACTTACCCTTACGGGCAATAGTGGTGGCGTAGTCTCATCGGATATTAATGGCAATATTGATGTAGTAGGGGATGGCATCACAGTTGATGTTGTTGGTGATCCTGCAAATAATAGGCTTACTATTAGCTCTATAGTGGGAATGCCTTGGACTGACGTGATCCTTACCTCGCAACAAATGGCCGTCAATAATGGCTACAGTGCTAATAATGGGGCCCTTGTAACCCTGACACTTCCAGTAACAGCAGCCTTTGGAGATCGGGTAGCAGTCGTGGGCAATGGTGTCGGCGGTTGGTCTATAGCTCAAAATGCTGGCCAGACGATTCACTTCAATTCGGGTGATACAACACCAGGAGTGGGAGGATCTCTATCATCTACAGTCAGATATAACGCTGTGGAGCTTCTATGCACCGTGGCCAACACTGACTGGGTCGTGAGAAATGCTTCTGGCAATCTAACTATCGTTTAGGAGAGATGTGGCTACAAAAAATGATATCGACACTGGCTATCCTATCGAAATAGAGGCTGGAGGAACTCTCAAGCAAAGTTTTGATTCGTATGGAGTTATATGCGCTGGCACAACGACCACAGGAGCGTTACAGTCTGTCCCTGCTGCCGCCTCAGGACTTGTTCTTATGAGTCAGGGGCCATCTGCTCTTCCTACATGGGGGAGCACTTCTGGTATGGCAGGAGCGCTTGTGCTCCTTGATTCTCAAACAGCCAGTGCTTCTTCTGAACTAGAATTCATAACAGGAATAACTTCTACCTATAACGTTTATTACCTCATTTTTGACAAGATTGTAGTGGGTACAGGTGGAGATTCTCTCTACCTTACGGTATCAACAGACGGCGGGAGTACGTACGTATCAACAGGGTATTTTTCTGGTATTAATACGATAGATCACGGCTCAACAACTACCGTCAATACGAATGTAAGCAATGGTGCTCAGTGGCAATTGTCACCCGCACTATCTACATCGGGTTTTTGTTCTGCTCTGTGGGTTACTAATGTAACTAGTGGTAGTACGGTGGGTATATTTGGCGATGCTACGTTATGGAATAATAGTGGCAACCTTAGAATAGGCTCCATTATGGGATACAACAGTGGAGCGCTTACGGTTGATGCGCTAAAGATCGTGGCGAGTACGGGGAATATAGCCAGTGGAACGGTGTACCTTTATGGATTAACTCAATAGGAGAATGAATGAGTAAAAATTCAATCGATACTGATTATCCTGTAGAGGTGGCTGCGGGTGGAACGGGAAGTCAGAGTTTTGTGGCCAACACTCCACTTGTAGGTGGCACGACCACTACCAATCCCCTTCAATCTGTAGCAAGTGTTGCTGGATCTGGGCAAATATTACGCTCAACGGGAACCTCCAGTATCCCCACGTTCCAAAATGTTTCTGTTAGTCCTTCGCTTGTATGGCTACAGACACTTTCTGAAGATAACACCTCCAATCCCATCGACTTTACTATCTCATCAACCTACTCGGATTACGTGCTTATTATTCATGAGCTTTATCCAACGGTAGGGGGAACTATTCCACAGATGAGATTTTCTACCGACGGTGGAAGCACCTATGTTAATACCACCTATTACTCAGGTGTTAACCATCTAGCACTAGGAAGTGCTACGCTCAACAATGTTAATATTACCAGTGGAACCCAGTGGAACATTGCCCCTGCGCTATCTGCTACTAATCCTCGATATTATGCCCGCATTAATTTCTTTAACCTCACTAATGGTGACAGGCCATTTTATACAGGGGAATGTATGTTTAGGCTGAATGGTGGAGCTGTTTATTTTGGATCTATTTTGGGATGGAATGGCAATGCCTCAACCATTGATCGCCTAAGGCTCTTAATCAGTAGTGGAAATTGGGTGGTACGGGCAGCCTTATACGGCTTAGCTAAATCATAGGAGTGTAATGGCTACAAAAAATGAATTAGATTCAGATTATCCTATAGAAATTCTGGCGGGTGGAACGGGACGAGCAAGTTTTTCTGTTCCCTATAGTGTGATATGTGGAGGAACATCAACCACCAACCCACTTCAAGTTATTGCATCATTAGGCAGTAGTGGGCAAGTATTAGAAAATCAGGGTCCAAGTTTATTGCCCCAATGGGCTAATTTTACTCCCAGTGCAAATGCGGGACTCGTGCTAATTGAAAGCCAACAGGGAGCTGGGGGCGATATAGAATTCACTACGGGCATTACTACCACTTACCAGAACTTTATGATTGTTTTTACGAATGTAATTACTTCGGGGACGAGCTTCCAATTCTCTTTAAATGGTGGCTCTAGCTATGTAAATACTGGCTACTTCGTTGATAACCATTGGCGTGCGTTTAATGCTACAACGTACAATACAAATAGCGCTTCCAATACCACGGCATTAGGAATGGGAAGTATAGATTCAGGATTTCCTGTTAATGGTGTATTTACTCTCTATCGTGGATTTGCTGGTGCTTCACCATTTGACCCTGCAATGACAGGCATGTTCACAGGGCTGCAAAGTGGTGGTACTGATTTAACACTGACGCAATTTATGGGATATCATAATGGAAATATCGACCCTATAAATGCCATTAAGGTAAGTAATATAACCTCAGGCACAGTAAGTGTGTATGGATGGATATTTAGCTAAAAGGAGAGAGGATGTTTTGGTTTATGCCTAAATTGGATTTTGACGTGTTTGTTAAGATTGCGGTAGTATGCTGTGCGGCACTCGTGGGTATGAGTACCTATGTTGTCTTTAAGTATCCCCATGACAATATTATTGAAGAGCACGCAGAAAAAATTATATACTCGGAAATCGGTTTAGATATTGATCTAAGTCCTACCTCTAAAGAACCTCACTAAATTCATTCTCCTTTTCAGACGCCCTTGGCTCGAACCCTATAACGAGCCAAGGGATCCAGTAATGATGATGGAGTATCAAACCACCTCACATACCGTTCAGTCGCTTATTAATAGCTTCTTCTATTTCTTTTATGGAGTATGGTTCTTGCACCTCAAGATTCTCCCAGTTGGGATGATGCTCATCTCTACTGACTTGAAGAAACATTGTATGAGACTTACGTATTTTGCAGATGGTTCCATAAGGTGCTTTATCCAAGGTAGGGGGTTCGCCATGCCGAACTAGTATAAGGCGTGCCACTATCTCTTCCTTCCATACTCCTCTTCTGTGCGCTTAATCTTGAGGATCTTAGACCGTGCTTTATAATACTCACTCCTTGGCAGATCCGCTAAGGTATCAATGCCATACGCTTCGAGTATATCCTTGGCTAATTTAGGAAGTCCATCAAGTTCTATAATCAGGTCATTGTACTGATCGGACGTAATCACATCGTTACGATCTAGAGCATCTTTTGCTGGATTGTCTGGCTTGCGCATTTCCTTCATGAGATGAACATCGGCAAGCTCTTCGCCATCATCGTCAAATGAATAAGGATCATTTTCTAGCGGCGCTATACCAAGAACCAGCAACGTATGCCGACGACGGTGTATTTCGTAGATGTTACCAGTTTGTCGCTCGGTAGATCCATGAATAATGCGGCTAAAGGATGAGATGAACTGCCCTGACTCGTGGCACAACATCGTCTTAAGGAGTGCAGCACCCGACCCTTCATCAAGCAACTCCACATAGTGAAAGAGTGCTAGACCATTAGCGGAAAGTGCTTCTTTGGTAGCTGCGAGAATATCTCTAAGTAGAGCAAACTTGCCCCGTGAGGTTCGTCCAGAGGGCACTAACTCCTTATAGGAGCCTTGTGCCTTTGCTAACGCCCCCATAATCTTATCTATGTCTGCTGATCGGTAAACGCTATACATCGTGTCCATACTCATCCTTAAAGTAATAGAGGTAGCAGGTATAACAGGTGGTACGCCACGGATACCGTGTTAATTCCTGACATGCTGGACATACCTCTAGGTTAATTTTGTCCTGATTGTTCTTCTTCGGTCGGCTCAAGCTTCGCTCCTGCTTTTTTAATAATCTCAATAAATTCGTTGTAACCATTAACCGCATTCACTACTGACTGGTGGCGCTGGGCAATAAAATTATAGGCAGGACACAGCTCCCCAAACTTCTCCTGTATAGACTCAAGAAGGAAGTTAACCTTGTCCTTGTCTGCCTCATCAAACTCCTTATTGCGGAAGGCATCTAACTCGTTATGGAGATCAACATACTCTCCCCATGCCTGAGTAACTTCCTCATTAAGGGCGCCAACCAACTCTTCAATCTTAGTCATCATATTCCTTTCTTTACCTTTCTAAAAAACTTGTTTAAAATTACCAGAAATTACCAGAAATTGTCAAGGGAAATAGATGACAGAGTATGTAACTATTGGAGAAGCTGCTCGCATGTTGGGCGTGAGTCCATCAACCGTTAGAAGATTGGGTGAGGAGGGCTTATTAACGGTGTTTAGAAGGCCGACCAAAGAAAATAGTCCGTGGTCTTGGCGCTACTTTAGTCGAACTGAATTAGAAGAATTTGTATTACCTAAAGGAAGAGCATGAGCGAATACAGCAAGAGTGAGTCTACCCATATGTCAGAGGACATACGGGAGTTAGGGGCAGCCCTTTTAAGGGCAAAGAATCAATTTAAGCACATAGAAAAGAGTGGGGAGAACTCTCATCAGCGTTATGAATATGCTCGCATAGGGGATATTTATAACGCTATTGAGGGTGCGCTGATGGAAAATAATATTTTGGTTGTTCACGCAGGTGGCGTTACTGAGAAAGAGTATTTAATAACTCGATTGATTCACGTGCCAACGGGTCAGTTTATGCAAGATGTTCGGTTGCTGGAAAGTGAGAAACCTGGCAATCAGGCTAAGGGGGCCACTAACACGTATATGCGTAAATATGCCCTCTTATCACTCTGCGCTCTATCAACAGAAGATGATGATGGGGCGGCTGAGAGTGAGCATATTAACGAGAAGCCGCTTGTATCTACTGAGCAAGTACAGGAGCTTATAGCCCTTATTAAGGAATGTGGTGATCCCAAGAAGGTCTACAGTGATATTAGGGGCTTTAATAAGATAAACGATCTTTATGAACTCAAGAGAGAATCATTTAATAGTGTTAAGTCATACATTACCAAAGCACGGGACAAGAAATGAATAGGACTTTAAAGAGGGCGCTGAGGAGCTTATGAAGAATTTAGATAAAGAACTAGAGAACCGTAGAACTCAGGAGAACTCATGAACTACGACGATAGAAAGCCGCCAAAAACTGATACTGAGAGGGTCTTGGAGTTTGTGCAGAAGCATCGACTCAAGCTTGTCCTATGGTTCGTGCTTATTTTTGTTGTTAATAAGCCGTGGTATACTGTGAGGCCTGGACAAGTGGCGATACGAACTCGCTTCGGCAAGATTGTAAGTGTAGACCGCCAAGGGGGCCTCTTTTACAAGACGCCATTCATTGAGCGGGTAACCTATCTTAACACTCGTATCGTTAAGGCCCATATAGAAACAAATTCCCTTTCTAAGGACTTACAGTTTGTATCCATAGGTATCGCTATTAACTATCAAATAGACGACGCCCTGTTGCTCTATCGTGAGATAGGGAATGACTATGAGAAGGTGGTCATAGATCCTCTTGCGCAGGAAAGCATTAAGGCGGTTGTCGCCCGCTATACAGCCGAGCAGCTGATACAGCATCGCCACGAGGCTAAGGATGCGGTGCTCACTGATATCAAGGAGCGCTTACTTCCACGCTATATAACGCTCATAGACTGCAACTTTACGCATCTGGATTTCCATCAGGAGTTTATGAACGCCGTTGAGAGTAAGCAGATAGCTCAGCAAGCAGCAATGACATCCCATAACCTCACCGAGAAGGTTCGTGAGGAGATGCAACAAAAGAAGTTAAAGATAGATATGGATGCCTACGAGCTCAAAGTACTCCGTGATCAAACAACTCCACTGTTACTTGAGTTGAAGAAGATAGAGAAGTGGGATGGCAAGCTTCCTCGTTTGATGGGTGCTGGGAGTCCTCTCATAAGTTTTAATAACCCATAACACGAAAGGACTTCATGAAGAAGTTTCTATTTTTATCCCTCTTGATGGTGGGTAGTATGCAAGCGGTACCGGTGTACCACATCAATGAGGACAACACGGTTGTGGGGCTTAAGTACCACAACGTACACAGGTTGGTGCGTGAGCTTCCGTATGACAAGGTTGCGGAGGTTCTTCCTCTGTTGGCCATGCGCATGAGTAGGAACGACGGTGGTGAGTATATGTTGGATGCGTATGTCCGTGGCAATGGTGGTGGGTATATAACGGGCCAAGTGTTGTATCACGCTACGAGGGTTGCGGGTTATTCGGTCGCTGGAACGGCAGCAGCAACAGCGGCAACAGCAGCAGTAGTCGCTGTAGTAGGTACGGGCGGAGCAGCAGCTCCTTTGGTGGCAGGAGCAGGTGCAGCGGCATCAGCGGCCGCTACACTCGGTGCAGGCTCAGCGGCAGTTACCGTAGTAGGCGTGGCAGCAGGTTCAGCGGCAGCCGGAGCGGCGGTAGGTGTAGCAGCAACTGAGCTCGTAGTGGCTACCAGTATGGCAGGTGGCAGTGTTGCCTTTGTTCCGGTGGCTATTGAGGGTGCAGCTTTCACTATGGGTGCATTGGGTACGGCAGCGTGGTTCTTGCCATGACCTATTTTGAGTATGTTAAGCAGCAGTTCAATGCATATGTCTATGCGGTGTGGGGAAGAACGGTCGCCATTTGGTTTCTAGAGACCTTCACGCGGTCAAGGGTCGATCCTCTCGACATTGGCAGTGTGGTTGGCTGGACCTTTGGGATCATCTTTATCGCAGCGTTCGTACGCTGGTGGTATCATGAGGTGGCACAATGAAACTAGAACTAGAATACACGCTACAAGACGATACCGTACTGCTGGAGAAGATAGAGGCGGCTACTAAAAAAGAGGCGCTACAGGCGCTTAAGGCTCGTGTAGCAGATCAGCCGTTTATAGTGGTTGAGGCATGGGATGGCGAGAGGAGCAGTACGGCTCTTATCAATAGGAGTGCGATCAAGATGATAGAGATATTTGGGAGGGATCACGATGATGGTAACACTGACTGAGGTTCTCTTGGCGGTGATACTGGTAGTCCTGTTGTTGAAGTGAGGACTAAAATGAACTGGATATCAGTAGAAAATGGATTGCCTAGAGATAAAACAGATGTGCTTGTTGTTCTAGATCTGGGTAAGCCAGAGTATGAGTATGTAATGAGCGCTTACTTTGGAGGAGGTTATTGGTGGCATCCGTCCTGCGCATGTGGAGAAATAGATAGCTCAAGAATCACTCATTGGATGCCTCACCCTCCTCTACCAGAACCACCAAAGGCCGAAAGTTGAAAGAAGAATCAAGGTTCCAGCGAAGATGCTAACTAACCTTACATAACCAAAGGGGGCAATCTACAGCCCCCTTTTTGTTTGGTATAGTGGGCGCAATAAACTAAGGAAAGGACTAAATGACTAAGGAACAGCTTTTAACCAAGATTAAAATAGATACGGATACTATTGCCGAGTGTGTCGTTGGGCATCTTCTTGAAAAAAATAGCGACTATTTTTTTATGACGATGTCCAACGACATCACCTACTTTGTTTTTAAAGATAAAGATCCAGCGATAAAGTTTGCATTGGAGCGGGCGTTTTGCGAAGAAGCAAACATAAAGGACTAGATGGACATAAAAGAACTAATCAAGGAATGGTATAGGATTGCTTTCTACGCTGTCTGGTGGGACGAGTACATAATTGTTTGTAAGAATGGCTACTATAACCGACTCAGCGTACTAGAGAACTTATATAGCCTCGGTCACCAAGAAAGCGTTAGAAAATATCATGAGCGGGATAATCACCAACAAGGATTGTAAGTGACCTTCATTGATCTCTTTGCCGGTATTGGGGGCATGCGCCTCGGCTTTGAATCGGCAGGATTTGCCTGTGTCTTTAGTTCCGAGTGGGACAAGTACGCCCAACAGACCTACCAAGCAAACTTCAACGAAACTCCCCACGGCGACATAACACAGATACCAGCTAAAGATATACCACCTCACGACATACTCTTGGCAGGTTTTCCATGCCAACCATTCAGCAATGCGGGACTTAAAAAAGGCTTTGACGATACACGAGGCACACTGTTCTTCGATGTACTACGCATAATCCACCACCACGGCCCCAAGGTTGTCTTTTTAGAGAACGTTAAAGGGTTAGTATCCCACGACAAAGGTCGTACGCTAGAAGTCATTCTCGAACGCCTAAAATCGTGTGGCTACACCGTTTACTGGAAGGTACTCAACGCTAAGGACTTCGGTGTACCGCAGAACAGACAGCGTATTTATATCATCGCCTTTAGAGAGAACGTGTTGTTTAGTTGGCCGCAGCCTCCATGCACGCCTACCAGACTTGGCGATGTGTTGGAGCGTGAAGTAGATAAAAAGTACTATCTCACTGATAAGCAATGGACTTACCACCAAGAACGCAAGGCTCGCCACAAGGCTAAAGGCAATGGCTTTGGCTATAGTTCGGTCGATGCCGACTCTCCTTATGCACATACCCTTTCCGCTCGCTACTACAAAGACGGTAGTGAGATACTTATTAAACAGGACAATGCTAACCCCCGTCGACTTACTCCCCGTGAATGCGCACGCTTGCAGGGTTTCCCAGATAGTTTTATCATACCCGTCAGTGATACGCAGGCGTACAAACAGTTTGGCAACTCGGTTGCAGTTCTTGTTATTAAGGCACTCGCTCACAAAATAAAGGAGACTCTTGAGGCAGATAACCCTACCGCTCTACACGCCAAGAGATTATCAAATTCCGACAAAGGAACTAAATCTTTTGCTTGGTAGTCCTGCTGATTAAGTAGGGATCCTGAGTTGTCAGCCGTAAATAAATCGTGTATAAAAAGAGTCGCAGCAGGTGTACTGTTGTAGATAAGCTTTTGCGTAACGATACGCAGAAAGTGGGAAATAAAAAGAGGCCAGCTCTTTCGAACTGACCATCTTTTTGAAATTAGTATTAATTGTAGTTGTCCTACTCATGTGTACGTGAGTTTTGTAATGACGACTACTTTTAAGAATAAACTTAAAACCTGTAGAGGGATTCAAGTATATGATCAATCTAAGAAAGCTTATGAAACAATCGGAGGTTTTGATCAATATATGACCTATACTAAAGGCTTTTTAGCCAAACATCAAGTAAAATCTCACCAGTATACCAGTAAACCGTCTCTAGCGGATGAGTTGTTGGTTCGCTCGTTGGCTCTTCGCTGGGGAGAGGCGAGGTTCATGGTAGAGTCGGAGAGGTTTTTAAGTTTTTATAAGAACCTAACCCCTAGGGGAAAGATGTTCTATGAGTACCTTATCTATCTATCTGAGGAGAACAATGCTTCTACGGTTACTGTTTCACAGCAGTACCTTGCCGAGTTGACGGAGAGTGATAGGGGCTGGTTGGGATTGATGGGTGTAGAACTCCACGCCACTGGTTTAGTGAGAAAGAACAAGCCTACCTATTACAACCTTGGGGGAAGAACGCGCAAGGTTCCACGCATAAAGAAGAAGATTACTGATCTGGACTTTGACTATAGGTATGAAAAAGGAAGCCGTAGGAATAAGCCTACATCGTTCTATATAAACCCTACCTACAAAGCACTCTATATAGCACTGGGAGTGCGCAGTGTGCTTAAGGCCTTTGAGGGAGTGCCCAACTTCCTACAATTCATATGTACAATATCTAAAAAAACCTTTGTAACTTTATTGTCAAATGGACAGGGTTATTTTAAGGCTCTTCAAAAACTCTACACAAGAGTAAATGACTTTTATTTTAGAGACTCCAACAAAGGGAATGACATGGTAAATGGCATCACCGATAGTCCTGTAACGGAAGGAGTAAAAGATTTTGACCCAGAAAATGCAACACCAGACGAAATCAATGCTTATCTCATGCAGAAGTATGGCGTCTCATAACAAAACTTATGTAAACAATGCTACTTCTCTAATTCTCGTGGCATAGGCGAGGACAGTGGTCGCTCACGCTTTTCTTTGCGTTTGAGGGCCATGAGTCGGCCTATTTCTACGGCAGCATGGGTTTTGGTTAGGTGGAGGTAGCTCGTTTGGGTGAGGTCGTAGAGCATTCTCTTTTGGCCAGCAGTCATAGGAATAGTGAGACCCTCTTGGAACCATGGTGCATTGCGGTTGGAAAGAGTAAAGTTGACTCCTACATCTTGGGCATCTATGACATATCTGTTAAGCGTTGCCTCATCAAGTTCAAGAACGCCCCCATGGACTTGTATGTGGTTATGGCCATTGTGTTCGGGGTCATGGCGATAAAGCCAGAGGGTGTAGAGACCAGTTCCCAAGTCTGATTTCACGAACTCCCATGTAGCTATTCTTTTGCCTTTTTCGTAGCGATAGCCGAGGGTGATCTCTTCTATAGGACTTATGGGTATCCAGAGAAGGTTGATAGGAGTTTTTCCCGCTCCTACAATATCAAACTCGGTATCCTGTATGACTCGCTCTTTAGCCCGCAGCCGTTCTTCTTCCTCTTGTTGTAGTTCTTGTGGCGTCTTGTCTTTAATAACCTGTGCCTTGGGCAGCATGGATTTAAGATTGATAATCGTCTTAAGGTTGTGGAGGGAGTCGGATATATCAAGCACGAGACAATCCCTTTTTCCTTCATGGAGACGCAGGCCACGGCCTACGCACTGGATATAGAGAGTCTTTGATTTAGTGGGTCGTGCCATGACAATACATTCTATGGACGGCTCATCGAACCCTTCGGTAAGTACGCCGCACGAGGTTAGCATCTGTACCTTTCCCTCATTAAACTGTTTAAGAGCGTCTTGACGTTGCTGTGGGCGCATGCCTCCCCATACGGCGAGAGCAGGTATACCAGCGTTCGTGTATTCAAGAGCAAGATTGATGCAGTGCTTTACGTTAACGCAGAACGTTACCCCCTTGCGTTTTGGGGCATGCTCAAGGTACTTGGCTACGATGAGCTCATTGCGGTTGCTGGTGTCTACTTTGCGGGCAAGCATGTCCTGTTGGAAGTCTCCAGCGACTGTTTTCACATCATTCAGATCTATCTCGGTGCGTATCTTTCTTCCCCGTACAGGCGAGAGATAGCCATCATTGATAAGCTCCTGTATCTCCTTGGTGTAGGTGATCTCCTCGAATATCTCATCCAGTGATCCCTTGTTCTCTCGATAGGGGGTTGCTGTTACCCCTACCATGAGCTTCGTCTTGTGCTTATGGAACCCCAGATGTTCTATGATCTTCTTGTAGCTTGGTGCGGTAGCGTGATGGGCTTCGTCTATGATGAGCAGATTAAACTTTTGCTTTTTAAGTTCCGTGAGCCGCTTGGGAGTCCTGCAGCTTTGTACTGAGCCAATGACTACCTGAGCGCCATAGTCGGCATAATCACGCCATACAAATCCCGTCTGGGCTTCGGGCCAATATGACTTTATTTTGTCCTCTGCTTGATAGAGTAATTCCTGACGGTGGGCTAGCACTAATGCCCTACGTTTTGTCTTCTTGCACAACGCAGCAAATACAATAGTCTTGCCACTGCCTGTGGGTAAAACAATAAGTTGTTTAGTTACAGCATTGCGGTAGGCCTTTAGAATGGCTTTAAGGCTGTCCTCTTGGTACGGTCTTAGTTTCATGGGCTCCCTTTCCTGCAGGGAAGTTTATCACATTACTAGGAAGGAGGCGAATGATCGACTATAAAAGACGCCAGTCTGAGCGTGATGATGACCAACCCACTCATGACTCGCCCTATAAACCCTACACACACGAACACAGAGGCACTGAGAGCATCGACAAGGTAGCGGATACTATAAACACCTTCTATAAAAATAAAGAGCAGTACGAGGCGTTTGTGATGGCCGTAGGTAAGGATACGGCACTGAGATGGATGGCAAAGTTAATTGAGAGAGCTAACGAGGACTAATAAAGATACTTGACTATTTATATACAAGTATATAGAGTAGAGAGAGTAAAGAAAAGGCCACTGAGGAGACAGTGGCCCAATAATCAACACAACCAAACAGAATAAGGAAAGGTTTTGTCATGTTGAATACTACAACAACAACCACTACAACTCAACAACGAGTTTCTAAAAAGGAACGCTGGTTTCAGTTAGCCCAACGGGTACATGAGATCAGAGAAGTAACCAAACTCTACGAAGAAGAACGAGATCAGCTTATGACGGAGCTAAAAGAACTGTCTGATAATAAGAGTCTTGCTTACAAGGGGTTCTTTCTCGTGCGCTCTATGGCTAAGGGAAGGGTGGCGTACAAAGACATACCTCAACTCAAAGGGGTAAACCTTGATCTCTATCGTGGTAACCCCGTAGAGAGCTGGCGCTTAACCAAGGAGTCTCTATGAAGCTCTATGAAGTGCATTGTAGTCGTTGCGGATGGCTCTATTTCCCTGATGTATCAGAGTATAGCGTAACAACCTTCTGCCCACTCTGTGGCAGAGAGAACATTATTATCAAGGAATAACCTATGAAGAAAATAAAGATGGCCGTCTACCTTACTCCCAAGCAGAAGAAGATGCTTGATGAGCATTACGCCAATGCAATTAAGGACGGAGAAAAAAAGAACTACAGCGATATTATTGCTGAATCAGTTGAGGAACATATACAACGTTTAAACCAAGATAAGGAAGACTAACCATGACCTTTAACACTAAGCTCCTCTACCACCTCTTCATAGCAGGTAGTTACACGGCAACGATGGTTGTAGATAAATTGGCAGGAGCAACAGGATCAACCGAACGCCTCTTCCTCCTCATACTCTGCTTGATGATCTTTTATTGCTGGGAGACGCTATGCGACATACTCATCGAACTTGAGATAACTACCCTTCACCACCAAGCCGCCCGACACGAACGCTACCGTAAAAACTTTGAACGCCAAAAGAAAGAACCTAATGTTTAATTTTTTTAAAAAGAAGCCTGATATTGCTGCCTTCAAGAGAGACCTTGAACACGGTTTCTATTGTCTTGAGCAGATCCAGAATATGAAAAAACAAGCAAAGAAATTTAATCAGACAACTATCAAGGTCAATATCGCACGCCACGAACTAGAAGATAAAGAAAGAGAGTTCTTTTCATTGAGCATGCAGCGCTTTATGGAACACGATAAGGTACTGAAACTCGCTCTGTCTTCCGCTCACTCACTAATAGATGAGATAATGCCTCACCTTAACGATGACGCCGACATACCCGATGAACTTCTTAGTGAAATGCAGGAACGCTGGGCGCCCCTCTATTCCAAGATTATTAAGGTGAAAGAAACCACGGAAGAATTTTTCGCCCTAGCTACCCATATGAGTGAGTGCTCGGAAATAGATCACTAACATGCATATCCTCTACTTCTTTGTCTAACAACTCGACACACCACTCAATAATTTCTAACCTCCTCCTAGCAGTAACCATACTAGGAGGAGTACATGAAACGATTAAAGAAGTACCATATACCCGTTTCACCTATTGCATGGCAACGACCTCGACTAAACGGCCAACGATTCTACGACGCACAAACCCACGACAAACTAGCCTTCGGCCTCTACCTCAACCAACAACACGACAACGAACCCCTATTTACCAACCCCATCCACATAACCATCTCATTCAATATAGAACGACCCCGCACCATCGCTAAACGAGAACAACTACCCTACCCATCCCGTAGACCAGACCTTGATAACTTTTGTAAATTTCTCCTCGACTCTATCCAAGGTGTACTTATAACCGATGATAAAATAGTATGCTCACTTACCGCTCATAAGCGGTATACCCGTGATGCTTCAATACTCATAGAAATAGAAGAGCTTGAATTAAATGAACAAAACGACTAAACGAAAAAAAGTAAACCGTAGCACAGACTATCTTCAACTGTCTCCTTTTTCCGATTTTATTGATTTTGATAGACAGAACGCCCTTATTCACTTCCCAAGCAAGGATCAATGGAGAGAGAGACTTTGCTATGCGATGAGGGAATACCCTAATAGAGACGACGCTCTTACTGTTATGGGATTCTCTCGTTATATCAAGATACACCATGACACCATCTTGGATTGGGTGAGTAAGTACGATGATGTACGTGAAGCATATAAATATATGAAGATGGCTATAGCTGACAACAGACAGGTAGGCACTATGACCAAGAAGCTTAATGGTGAGTACGCCTATAGGGACATGTTTACCCTTATGCCTGGGTGGAAGGATGTAGACCGCTACCACGCAGATCTCAAGAAAGACACAGAACAGAAAGAAACTATTATTAACGTTCATTTAACTAAACCTGAAGTAACCCCCAAGAAGGAAGGGAACCATGATACATTGGAGCAGCACGTGCAAGAGGACACAGGACGAGGTGATGGAGAAACAGGTAACCAGTCTCCTTGATGAAATAGAACGACTCAAGGCAATACAGGAGTACGCCGTCCATGAACTTGAGCAGGAGATACACCACCTCAAGAATAAACTAAAGAAACACAAGGGACTTCCCGCTAAACGGGGGAGGAAACCTAAACCCAAGGAGTAATATGAAGCTCTATGAACAACAAGATGCATTTGCCCGTGATGTAGCCAACCTCATTAAGTGGATACATGAAGGTGGCTACTCGGTAATCTTTCGGGAGGTCTATCGTACTCCTGAACTAGCAGCTCTCTATGCCCAGCAGGGTAAGAGTACACACGATAACCTCCACACCAAGAGCCTTGCAGTAGACCTCCATCTCTTTGACACGGATGGTAACCATCTCACCGACTCCAAGTACTATAAAGAGTTTGGTGCGTACTGGGAGGATCTACACCCCCTTAATAGATGGGGCGGCATTAAAGACAGTAAGCATTTCGAAAGACAGGAAGCATGAAGAAAGAACCAATAAGAACAGTTACCTCAGATGTGGCATACAAAGTACTCAATGAATACTTCGAACGACAGGATAAGAAGCAACTCGCCAATGTCGCCTCTACCCTTACCTTGGATTTAAGCCAGTTTAAGGTGTTTGATAGGCTGCCCAAGGAGACACAGGAGAACCTTATATACCGCACTAATGTCTACCTAGCTGGCATAACGAGGCTTATAGAGGGAGAGAGGAAGGACATGGTATTGAAGGTTGGTTCGTTTGATTTAATAGAAGAGGCCTGATATGAGCGTATTTAATGATATTAAGGACAAGGTAAGCATGGTTCACGTGCTTAGTAAGGTAGCAAACGTTCTCAAATTTGAAAGAAATAAACTGAATGAGGGTGAGTACTGTAGAACCACGTGTCCATTATGCCATTCACCACGGGATAAGTTTGTTGTAGCTCTAAAAAAGAATATCTTCTACTGCTTTGACTGTGAGGCAATGGGCGATCCTGTGGCATTTGTTGCACAATATAAGAAATTTAGCCCGCATGAAGCTGCTGTTTACCTTAATGAGACCTTTAACCTTGCTCTTGAAGAGAAGTTAGCCCAACTCAAGTCACCGGAACAACCATTTGCTCAACCACTAGAGCAGGCAGCCCTTGAAGAACAGTTGGCTAATGAACTACGTGCTGTTATCAAGCCTATCAATGAGAAGTACAAAGATTTCTACCACATCACCCTCATTACCCTTGTTGATATGAAAGAGATGTCATGCAATAAATGCACCGACGGGGAAATAAAATGCCAGTGCAGGAGAGCTGTGTTTAGCTATGAGAAGAGATACAAGGATGATAAGTAAAAGGATTAAAAAATGAACGAGACTAAAAAATGCTATGTATGCGACGTTATTATTAATACTGATGATGATTCACCACGGGGTACTATTATCTTTATCCATAAAGAGGGACAATTTGACGAGACACGCCTCGAGGCATGCTTCCTCTGCTATATGGAGTCTGTGCGCCGCAATTTAGATGCTCTAAAGGTGTTTAATATGGAAGAGAGCCTTTTTCAGCAACCTCATATAGTACCGACAGAGTAACACATGAAAAAGTATAAAAGGGAGACTCTTGAATGAACGTAGAAACACAGGTAACCCTTGATCGTTTCCAGTTACGCTGGTATCAAGAGGAAGTCTTTGACGCTATTGAGACCGATGGTGTTAAACGTGTGTTGTATGTGGCCGCAAGGCGCGCAGGCAAGGATGTCCTTGGATGGAACCTAGCCATACGTCAATGCATACGTAAGACATGCCTCGTGTTCTATGTACTTCCTACCTACTCACAGGGCCGCAAGGCAGTGTTTGATGCGATTACTATAGACTCTATGAAGTTCCTCGACTTCCTTCCCTCAAAACTCGTGGCCTCTATTAACCAAAGTGAAATGAAAATACGCTTCAAGAACGATAGCATCTTGCAGGTTATAGGCGGAGACTCCTATGATACCTCTCTTGTTGGTACTAACCCCTACGCCGTCATACTCTCCGAGTACGCACTCATGCCGCCTGATATCTTCTCATTCATACGCCCTATCTTGGCAGCGAACGGGGGCTGGTGTCTGTTTGTTGGAACACCACGGGGCAAGAATCATATGTGGAGCCTTCATAAACTTGCTCAAGAACTACCCGAATGGAAGGTTTTTGTTCATCGAGCATCTGAAATACAGCACATTCCTGATGAAGTTCTCGCTCAGGAGCGGGCACAAATGAGTGAGGAACTCTATCTTCAAGAGTACGAGTGTTCCTATGAGCGTGGCATAGAGGGCAGTATCTACGGCAGATACTTAGATAATCTTCGGCTAAAGACTCAGATTACCTCAGTCAACTGGGAACCATCAATGCTCGTATACACCGCATTCGACATAGGTGTGAACGATGCTACAACGATCATTTTTTATCAGCTTGTTGATTCAGGAAATGCCTCAATAAGGATTATAGATTGTTACTCGAACACGGGGCTCGGCATAGATCACTATGTTAAATACATAAAAGACAAGCCCTATAACTACGCTACTCACTATGCCCCGCATGATATCAAGGTACGTGAATGGGGCGGTGGTGCTGTTACCCGTTACGAGAAGGCACGACAACTTGGTTTAACCTTCTCCCTTATAGAGCAAGTACCCCTTTGGGATGGTATAGAGAATGTTATGACCCACTTTCCCAAGTTCTGGATAGATGCTGAGAAGTGTCGTTCTCTTGTTGATGCGCTTGAAAACTATCAAAAGGAGTGGGATGAGGTGCGCCGTATCCATAAGACGAAGCCAATCCATAATTGGGCAAGTAACTACGCAGATAGTCTCCGTTATCTCTGTCTGTCTATTCATAAATCACGCAAGGGGCTAAGCGCAGAAGACTATGAGCGCAAGAAAAGGGAAGCCATGTATGGGCGCCAAGGAAACCTCCCCCGATTCTTTAACAGGGATCCTCGTTTCTGAAAGCTTGTTTTTATACTAGAGTCATGAGTAGAATTTATTTAATGTTCTTTTTGAATAAAAAAGGAAGTAACGATGTTAATGAGAGCGCCCGAATCCCTGAATGAAAACTTTCGAGCCGTTAAAAAGAAGATGGATGCGGATTATATTGCGCATCAGTCCCTCTGGGTTACCCACCAAGCTGAAGCATCTATAGATACCCGTCTTGAGGCGGGTGATTCATCGCTCATGGAACAGTACACCAACTTCCCTTCTGCTTCTGGCAGGAGCTGGTACTTTAACCGTGTGCGTCCTTTATGCAGTATGGTGTCAGGACACCAACGGAAGAACCGTAAATCAACGGTGGTCTTACCGCTAGAGAACGGCGATCAAAAGACTTCAGATCAATGGACAAAGATAATCCTTGGTATCTATAAGAGAGAGAACGTATATGAGACTATATCGGATGCGTTCCACCAAGGAGCTTGTGTTACAGGGATGAACTTACTCCACGTCTATATTGATTACCGCAATGATCCTGTGTCTGGTGATGTTAAGGTGGACAACTTAGCCTATAACACCTTTTACATAGACCCGTATTTCAGGAAGGTTGATCTTTCAGATTGTGAGTTTGTCTGGCGTAGGAGTTATATAAGCCACTCACAAGCCGCTTCCCTTCTTCCTAAAAAATATTATGAAGAGATTATGAATCTGCCAGGCAATCCCACAGGAACAGGACGTGATGGTAAGTTCCAGTTTATGCCTGAAGCATCTGGGCAGATGCAGAGTAATAAGGTTGCCTATGATGAATACTACTATCGTGATTACCGACGACAAAAGTTGCTTATTGATGAAGAAACAGGGGAAATGCTTGATGTTACCGACAAAGAGCATATCGATATAGATCGGTTCCTTTTGGAAAACCCCACCGCCTACCTAGAAGAACAGGACATACCGACCGTACGGTTGGCTATAGCCGTACAGGATCAAGTATTTTACGATGGCCCCTCTGGTCTTGATATCTATCCCTTTGTGCCTGTTGTTGGGTATTACAATCCGATGATGCCGTACTTTTATCAAAGAATACAGGGCATCTGTCGCTCACTTAGAGACCCTCAGATACTTTTTAACCGACGCCTCTTACTCTCTGCCGATGCTGCTGAGTCAGTTGTTAATAGTGGCTGGAAGTTTAAAGAGAACGCTATTATCGACGTGAAGCATCTGTTCCAGACTGGCCAAGGCCGCATTATCCCATTAAAGGAAGAAGCCGCCATGACTGACGTAGAACAGATATCACCACCCAATATCCCGCAATACTTCTTCCAGCTACAGGATTCATTCTCCAAGGAGATGAACCTTGTCTCTGGTATTAACGAGGAAATGATGGGTGCGAACATGGATGATAAGGCAGCGATACTCTCAGCGCTCAGACAGAGCAGTGGATTGGTTACCTTACAGCCTATATTCGACAAGCTTGATAACGCTCAGAACATTCTTGGTGAGCTTATTATGAGGGTAGTACGTAGTAGCTATGTCCCAAGTAAAATAAGAGCCCTTCTTGAGGGTGAAGAGCCAGCGCCACTGTTCTATGATAAGGCGTTCGGTAAGTATCACTGCATGGTTGAGCTTGGGCTTAATACCGAGTCACAAAAACAGATGCAAGCGGCCCAGTTGATGCAGCTCACCGAGCTTGGTTATAAGTTCTCACCAAAAGTAATGCTTAATGCCTTCTCTATCCAGAACAAGGAAGAGATCATCGAGGATATGATGCAACAGGAGAAACAGCAGGCTGAAATGGCGCAGCAACAGGCACAGGTTCAAATGGAGCAAATCAGGGCACAGACACAGCTCGCCCAAGCACATTCCGTTGCTAATCAAGGGTTAGGGGCAGAACGCTTCAGTAGAATACAGGAGAATCAGGCATTAGCGGTGGAGCGCAGAGCTGAGGCAGAAAAAGATGAACAACTTGCTTTACTCAACTTCGCTAAGGCGATAAAAGAAATAGAGAGTATTGATATTGCTCAACTTGAAAAAATAATATCGTTGCAGCGCATGCTTAAAGCAGCCGAAGAGCAGCGGGAACAATCTCCTCAACCCTTTCAGAGTAGTTTTGAAGGGGGTAGATAGAGGCAACCCCTTGCGGATACGTTCCGCAGTTTCTAATAAAGGAGCCGACTATGGCAAAACGTTATCACGAATCATCATATGAAAAGAAAATGATGAAGAAGGCTGGTGGCATGATCAATGACGATCGTAGCGCACAAGCCAACCTTCCCCGCAATATAATACAGAAGAACTTTGGTATGCCTGGGTATGGAATGCCACGTGAATACATTGATGACCTGTACAAGGGTGTAGAAAAGCAAATGCAAGAAGACACCATGGGCTTCAAGAAAGTCTTTAAGCCAAGCAAATACTAAGGATAATGATGCCAGGACAAATACGAACCAATAAGAGGGCAGCTAAGATAGCCTATCGCTTGTTGAGAATCCCCAAAGAACTACAACAACGTCCCGACAAGAAGCCGTCAAAGCGTCGCCTTGAAGAATGGTTTAAAAACTCTAGCGCATCACAGTAAGCAGTAAGGAGACAGTCTCTGGAAAGTCTCAGAGACTGTCTCCTTACTTAAAGAAGAGGAAATAATGGAAAAGAAAATAGCGAAGCACCTACGGAGCGACATTAAGACGTTCCATGAAGAGGCGCAGGACGACAGAAAACTATTAAAAAGTCTTGGTAACCATGAGCGCAAGGAGAAGAAATCAGCAAAAAAGCCCACTCCTGGTAAAAAGAAGTTCGAAAAAGTTCTTCATGAATACAAGGCAGGCGATCTTCGTTCAGGCTCCAAGAAGGGTCCAAAGGTTACCAACAAGAAACAGGCCCTCGCCATAGCTTTTTCTGAAAAGCGTCGTGCTAAAAAGAAGAAAAAGAAATAAAGTTATTCACGAGGCTGATACTCAGCTCTCCTTTTTGACCCTCCCGCCTCACAGGGGGGGTTTTTATTTAGGAAAATTGTAGTAGAGTAACGCCAAACCCTATTCATGAGAGTGGTATGAACGAAAAGAAGAAGGCTGGGCAACTGATTGTAGAGCATGAGCAGAAGCAAATCATGCTCGAAGACGATGTACGGGAGTATCGTAAGGCTATGGAGCCCCATGTACTTCAAGATCTCTATAAAAAGGTGGCAGAAGCTCAAAAGCATGACATATATGCCAATAAAGATTTCTATGTAGTAATGCTATTCGGCCCCCAACGAGTATTGAGACACCCGCAGCGTATTATTCTGGTGCGCCAGTCATGCCCGACCCCTGTCTACAAGCAAACCGTATGGAAATACAACCATCTTTCAGGAACTCTTCAATTTCTCTGGCAGCTACCAGACATGTTTCAATACTATGAAATAGTAAATAACCAGCATCGGTATCTTATGGATAAGAATCGTAAGGAGATAGCTCAGTTTGTGATATTAGATCACACAGGGGAGCTTCTAAAATGGGTTAAGAAAGAGAATGGCAATAAAATTGATGCAGTTATTAAAATAACACCACCACAGGAGGAGCAGGAATGCTTAATGAGTTAGATCCAAACACCCAACAGTACACACAACCAACTGAACAACCAGAAGCACCAGCACCAGTAGAAGCAGCGCCCGCAGAAAAGCAACCCGTTGAATCAGATAGAGAGAATAATTTACGAGTGCTCCGAGAACGTGCCGAAGCAGCAGAGCGAAGAGCACAGGAACTGGAACGTTCTATACATACCTCCTACCAACAGCAGGCCGCCCCTAAACAGGTAGAAGCTGAGGATGAGGATGATGATATCAATGATGATATGTATCTTGATGGTAGAACCTATAAAAAGCAGCGTCAGTTACTAAAAAAAGAAGCTAAAGAGACACGGCAACAACTAGAACAGATGCGCATGGAAAGTGCTGAAATCAAACTACGCCAAGAGTTCCCAGACTTCACCAAGGTAGTAAATCAGGAAAACATGGCTAAGCTGGCACAGAACAAACCGTTGCTGTATAAAACAATCATTGAAAATAAAGATTGGTACACCAAGGGATACACGGCTTACGAAATGTTAATGGGAAGTGGTATCGTTCCAACAGTGCCACGTGAGTCGGTTCAACGAATACAAGAAAACCATGAGCGCCCTAAATCAATGTCGTCTGCAGCCCCTCAAACCTCCAATAGCCCTCTGGCTAAGGTTGGCGACTATGACCGACGCATACTTTCAAAAGAGCGGCAAGATGAAATACGCCGCATGGTAGAGATCAATAAGAGCTACCGCCCTTCTTAATATTGGCTTCTTTCACGTCCCCTGAGTCTTTCCTTTTTTTCTATCAGGGGACACCCACTTGAGTTTTTCTTCCATTTTTTTCTATACTACAGACGAACGTAACGTGTAGTCGTTCAACACATCGACGTAAAGAGCCTCGTCAGCTTCCCTTCGGCGTACCGATGCTCGCCACATCACGAACGTAATGAGTAGTCGTTCGACTCAATAGGTGTTCAAGTTGCCGACACTATGTTGATGACTTGACGTGTATTGTTTTAATCAAATTTTTCGGGAGTATGTGATGATAACTTCACCTACAACCCTTCCTGCCCCGGTTCAGCAGTGGTTTGATGATGTACTTTTGTCGGTAAGAACTCCAAATCTTATCCACAAACTTGGTGCTATTAAAAAACGCTTGCCGTCCAAGAGCGGAAGGACATTGCGCATGGGAAGATACGATAGACTTCCTACCGCACCAACTCCATTAAGTGGTAATGGGGATCCAATTCCAGCGACCCCTCTTAACAGAGTCGATATCGATGCGACAATTTCTTATTATGGATTGTTCGTTGCTATCAACCAGCAAGTAACTGTTTCTAACCAAGATCCTGTCTTAAATGAAACAGCAGAACTTCTTGGTCTGTCTCTTCGTATGACCGAAGACCAACTGACCAGAGATATGCTTGCTTCAACAGCGACCTTGTACAACTGTACTGGTGGTAGTAACGGTGATGTGCCGTCTGACCTCTCTTTGCCTGATATTGATGAAGTATCTGCTGCATTGCTAACTAACGATGCATGGATGATTCTCGAAGGCCAAGAGGGTGAAGATAAATTCGGCACTGGTCCGTTGAGAGACTCTTACCTAGCGCTCGGGCATTCCAGATTGTCAAAAGATCTGAATAATATTAACGGATTTATTTCCAAATGGAATTATCCTGACTCAAATTCTGTGTTAAGAAGTGAGTGGGGGTCTGTTAATAACGTGCGCTTTATGCTCTCATCTGTAGGGTCTATCACCCCGAATGCATCCCTGCTTGGTAACGATGTGTATAACATCTTTGTCCAAGGTATGGAGGCACTCGCATGTGTTGAGCAAGATAATTACGCAGCACAGTTCTTGTATCGTCCACCTGTATTCTCTGATCCATTGTTCCAGAATGTAACTTTAGGCTATGTTTTCGCAGAAGTTCCTAAAATACTTCAAGATCTGTGGATCACTAAAATGGCGTGTACGCTACGATCTTAGGAGGTTATGATGTCTGTACTTTTTTCTGGAACTAACCAAGGACGGTTCACCTCCACGGGCGCACCTGAAATCATTAAGATTCGCTCTGATTTAGATTGGATGTACGTTCTTAATGAAACAGTGGCCCATGCGGCTGGTGCTGATACTGGCGCTGAATTTAGGTGGCAACGTGGCATGGCTGATGGTCGTGGAATAATCTACACCAAGACATCCGCCACAGATGCCCTCCAAATAGCACAGATAGCAGCACAATCAGGATTCTATTTGATTGATTCATCAGTCAATATACCTGGGGCTTCTACTGCGCTTACTGGGGTGAATGCCAACTCTGGTGCGTTCAGTTCACCACAAGCACTAACTGGTAATACCAACAACCTTCCTGTAACCGCCGTTGCTGGTGCTAATAACCCTGCGGGGGTTATTCGTATCTTTAACGTAACAGGTGCGCTACAGCTTGGCGGCTTGGATTTTACTGTTGCTAACGTTGTATCTAATACCAGTATGGATCTGATTTACATGGATTCTATTGTGTCTGCTGCTGCTGGTGGTGGAACCTACCGTGTGATTCCATTTGATCCTATTTTCTACCCACGTCGTCGTTACATCACCAAGGTGATTGTAGCTACTTCTGGTACTGCGGCTACAGGTAACCCAGCCCTCTCAGCGCAACAAGCGATTGTTACTCTGTCAGTTACTCATGGTTATACCGTTGGTCAGGTAATTCGTTTTGTCGTTCCTACTGTTACTGCAACAGCGTTCGGCATGACTGAACTTAACGGCGTTAAGGCAACCATTATCGCTGTAGGCGATCAGGATGCTGACGGCGCTACCAACACCATCCGTGTAGACCTTGATGTAAGCTCATTTACTGCCTTTGCATTCCCACTTACAGCCGATGGCGGGTTTACTCCTGCTCAAATCGTCCCTGTTGGTGAAGACACTGCTCAAGCAATACTGAGCGGCGTTAACCTACTTGGTGATGCTACTATCAATACAGCGTACATCGGCATTAAACTACAAGCGGGGACAACATCTCCTGCTGGTGTTTCTGGCGATGTCATTTACTGGATTGCTGGTAAATCATTTAACGTAGATAACAACTAGTCATAGGGGGGCTTTGGCCCCTCTTTTTAAGGAGTTTTATGGAAAAACCACAAGTAAATACAGGGCGCCTGATCAACAAGCAGCCACTCAAGAAAAAGATATCTCGTGAAGAAGTTAAAAAGCTTATCGCTAAACTCTACGAACGTGATTCTGAACTCGTAACAGGTATCTTTAAGAACCGTGAGAACCCTGCTAGTTCATCTTCACTTGGCTCAGTCTCATTCGGCTTTAAGAAATGGCCACAAGATGACTACATCGAGTACGAGTTTCTTGATGGAGAGCGTTACACTATTCCTCGTGCCGTAGCACATCACCTCAATAACCAGTGTTACTATACAGAATATAAGCGCCTACAAGGTGAATTTGGCCAAGCGGGC